CCTTTTAGTTGGCCGGGTAGCAGGTCTTTTTAGTCGTGCCTGACGAGATAGGACTGAGCTGAATAGTGTCAAGCTACCCGATATCTGTGAGCATACAGGAAAACTACCCGTAGCCTAATCTAAGGGTAAATACCTATACAAAACTACATATAGCGTGATATATTCGTATTAAGCGATATCGCTCAACCACCGAGAAACAGGAGTTGGATATGTATGTAACTTACTACCGAGTCAGTACCCAGCGTCAAGGTCAGTCAGGCCTTGGCCTTGAGGCACAGCGCGCAGCTGTGCAAACATTCTTAGCAGGCAAAGAGATTATTGCCGAGTTCACAGAGGTCGAGTCTGGCCGCAAGTCGGATCGCGTGCAGCTCGCAGCTGCTTTGGCTCTCGCCAAAAAGCAGAAGGCTACCCTTGTCATTGCCAAGCTAGACCGTCTGGCCCGTAATGTTCACTTCATCTCAGGCCTCCTGGAGTCTGGCGTGCAGTTCGTGGCAGCTGATATGCCCGAGGCTGACCGTACATTCCTACAGATCGCAGCTGTCTTTGCTGAATGGGAGTCAATACGTATCCGTAAACGCACTAAAGAGGCCTTACAGGCCGCCAAAGAGCGCGGTACTGTCTTAGGTAGCCCATGCCCAGAGAAGGGCTCTAAGGCTGGTTCTGATGCGATTGTGGCCAAGGCTGATGCCTTTGCTACTTTAGTAGCACCAAGCCTACAGGATGTAATCAAGCAGGTAGGCACGAACTTGCGGGACGTAGCTCAAGGGTTACGCGCTCGCGGTATCAAGACCGCCAAAGGCAATGAAGTTTGGCACCCAGCCCAAGTGGCTAAATTAATGAGGAGAGTTAATCATGCAGTCATTTAACAAGCACAACCAATCACCCAAGGACTTGTACAAGTCTGAGGATTCCCTGCTGGATAAGGTTATCGGTACCGTGGCCTTCCTGGCGTTCGTAGTAATCGTAGTAATGGCATAAGGAGCAGCAATGAATATTCTTAATCCAGAAGTAGGTTATACCCCAGCAGCAAAGACAGACGTAAGCCGCACCCTTAAACGGCATGGCTTTGTACCGCCATCCGAGGACAAAGAGATCCAAAAGAAGTGGGAGTTCTATCGCACCATATCTATTCGTAACGAAAGGAGAATGAAATGACAACACAATTTGAGATAGTTCAATCAGAACTCAAGCGCAGCCGAGCCAAAGGCATTACGAGCTGGGACGTAATCGAGAAGTACGGCATCACCCGCTTGGCACACTATATCCACAAGCTACGCAGTAGCGGCTGGCGCATTACTGACTTTTACGAGTGCGATCCAGATGACGTAACGCACAAGTGGAAACGGTACATTTACAAAAGCTCACCCAAAATGGCAGCCATGAAGGAGTCTAAAAAATGAACTACGCTAGCTACTTTTTGGCCATCAGCAATCTGCTCAAGCAGGCCTACGCAGCCGCAGAGAGCCGCGACTTTGAGGCTGCATCAAACCTTAGCGCTGACATTGCGGTATACGCAACCAGCCTGGCAGCACTCTTAGACCATAAAACAGAAACCGAGGTATAAAAAATGGTAGGTAAAGTCACTCCGAACGATATGCTCTCAGCCAGCCGGATCCCTGCGGTCTGCGGCATGAGCAAGTACAGATCACCCAATGATGAGCTGCTGTCATCCATTGATTTTTTAAAAGGCATTAACCCGCCAGACATCGGCAACGAGGCGATGGCATGGGGTAATCGGCTAGAGCCCACAATCCTGATGGAGGCCGCCAACAGGCTTGGATGCAGCCAGCTAGAGATTGAGCACCCATTCCCTTACTTCCACGATAAGTGGCCTCTGTGCTGCTCTCTTGACGGCACAGCCACAGGCAATGTAAACGAGGTCTTTACAGATCCTGAGAAGGGCATCTACGTGGTCGGCAGCGAAAGTATCGTACTGAGTGGTACAGGCATCATTGAGGCCAAGCTAACCTCAATGCCAGCTGAGGACGTGTTGCCCCTGTATAGAGGCCCTATACAGCTGCAAGCACAAATGGCGATATACAAGGCAACCTGGGGCGCGATTGCTACGCTGTATCAGGGTACAGAGCTGCGTATATTCTTGTTTAAACAACACCCGGCAACCCTAGAGCTCATTGAAAAGACCTGCAAAGAGTTTCAAGATAAGCTAGATCGCTGGAAAAACACAGGCGAGATTGATTACTACCCGCCTATCAATCCAAAGGATGCAGCTCGTACTTTTAGCTCAGGCTCAGATGATGAGCCAGTAGTCTTAGATAATTATGTCGAGGAGTTGACCAAATTACTTTTGGAAAACAAGGCAAAAATTACAAAAGCAGAAGAGGAAAATAGCAAGATACAGACCGAGATTATGGGCATTATGCAGAACCATACTCACGGGGTAGCAGGGCAGTACCAAATAAGCTGGCCAGTCCGTAGCTACAAGGCAAAGCCAGCAACGATAACACCCGCAAAAGAGGCGTACTCCATACGTCAGTCCACTTTAACCATTAAGCAATTATGAAGATTATTAAATCGCCGTTTTGGCACATACTCCAGCGCGAAATCGCAGCTAGAAAATTATTGAAAGGTAACAAATGAGCAACTTAGTTAAGCACCAGGGCTTTGCCCCGCAGACAATGACAGAGGCTATCGACTTCAGCAATATGCTGAGTAAAAGCACGATGGTTCCCAAGGCCTACCAAAATAAACCAGAGGATGTACTGGTCGCTGTGCAATGGGGATACGAGCTCGGCCTGGCACCATTGCAGGCTTTGCAGAATATCGCGACCATTAACGGTAAGCCTAGCGTATACGGTGACGCGGCGATGGCCTTAGTCCAGAACTCACCCGTCTGTGAGGACGTGAAGGAGTACTTTGAGGGCGAGGGTACCAGCAATCCAATCGCGGTCTGCGTGGCCAAGCGTAAGAATCGTACTGAGGTTATCAGCAAGTATTCTGTTGAGGATGCCAAGCGAGCTGGCCTGTGGAATAAGCAAGGGCCTTGGACTCAGTACCCCAAGCGTATGCTACAGATGCGAGCCCGTGGCTTTGCCCTACGGGACGCGTTTCCAGACGTTCTGAAGGGTTTAATCACGGTCGAGGAGGCTCAGGATTACCCAGACGATACGGCAGCGCCACAGGCGCCTCAGATCAAGCACGCTAACCCGCTTGATGCTATCCCATCTGTGTCAGTTTCAGAGGTAGAAATTTTGGAAACACCAGCTGCTGAGTGTAGCGAAAATACAACAGTTGAGATTGTATCCGATCAGATACAGCCGCCAGGCACCTTCAAGTTAAACATCCCCGGCAAACCATCTGAGCTGCATGATGGCATGACGGCATGGATGGATCGTTATAACGAGATGGCAGATAAGGTAGCGCGTTCGCGCCTAGCCAAAGAGCTCAAGATCCAAAAGATTGGTGAGTTCAATACGCTAAACGCGGATGTCTTGAAGATGCTAACCGCGGTGCAGCAGGCTGGCATGGCAGCCCACAAGCAAAAACGTAAGATGGCTATTGAGGGTTAACTAAGATACAAGGCGCGCTCATCATTGCGCCTTGTAACCAATCCTTTGAGTACCTTGCCGCCAGCCTTAGTCCAATCAAGGAAGGCCTCGGCGGCACCCTCGTAATCACCTCTGTTGTGTTTCATCCTAAGCGTAGAACGCTGTAGATTACCCAGTCCAACATTAAAGGCAAAGCTGGTAAGTGCGCCAAGGCGACCAGGAGTAAGGCCATCAGGGCATAATCTTCGTACCCCAGATTCAAAACTGCCCAGGTCTTTAGCAAGCATCTCATCTACCTCTCCCATTGATAACACCCGATCCCAACCAGCAGGGATAGGCAGGGCTTTGCGCTCTGCTAGCGGTACCTTGATATGCGACTGGTCAATTACATGGCCCACGCCTACAGTCCAGATTAAAGCCGGGCATTGGTACGGTTTAGTACGAACGCCCTCATGGTGCTTAATCATCTCAATGACGCGGTGCTCTAAACTCATTTTTTAGAGAATGCCTGAGTGCCGAACCAGAACGCAATGATGGAGGCCAGTATCTGCATCTCATCACCATCAAATATTAGAGTAACCGACTCAGCAAACGCTGCGCCGCTTGACCATGCCCACCAGATCGAGGCGATATCAACCACGATTAACAGGAATACGAATAAATAAGTAACCATCGGACGTACCGATGCGCGTAGGTTAATAACCCATTGGCTCGCGCCTTGACCGATAGCGATGTCGTGGGCATAGAGTGCCTCGCGCTCCTTCTCTGCGGTCTGTATAGCGATCTGCTCTGTGCGGATCTCCTCAACTCTAGCCTGGGCAATGTAGCCTTCTTTGAGCATCTGCATCTCGCGCTCTGTCTGCATCTTAGCTAGCTGTAGCTCATGTGATTTGTCTGATTTATCTTGAAAAAAATCCATCAGCTTTGGTAGGCCGCCCATCAGGAAAGACAGCGCGGTTGAAATTAAAGTTAGCATTAGAACGCCCCTATGTATTTAAGATAAACAGTAACCCAGAACGCAGCAAAGAAACACCATGCTAATGCTACCCTGCGCTCATGCAAATCAGATTTGAAAGCCTTAGTATTTTCTTCTTCCACTTTAGCTATCTCATTCTTAATTCTTAAAACTTGATCCCATTCTTTGGCTCCGTACTTGCGTACAAAGTCTATCTTTAGTTTGGCCTCCTCATCGGAGATTACTTTGCGTCTTTGATATTCCTGTAGAGCTTTGATAGTGGCAGTTTGTTTCTTAAACTCAGCCTCTCGCTGGGCTCTTCGTCTCTCTCTGGATCTCTCTTGAGCTGATTCAAGCGCCTCATTCTGTAGGCTTTCAATGCCCTTAGAGATTTCTCTGCCAGCGGCCTTGCCACTATTTATGCCTTCGCTAAAACCCTTTGCTCCAGCCAAAAATCCGAACTCGTCTGCCACATCCTAGCCTACCTTGATTTGGCCAATGCCAGCCAGATAAGTTACTAGGCTGATCGCGGCCACGCCCACCACCCAAAAGAATTTAGTCACAATAGATTTACCTACCGAGGTGTATACCTTTTCGATCACCCTCTCGGTTACTTTTTCCACAATATCTTCCAGCTCTTGGTCGGTAAGATTAGACATGATTAGACTTTCTTTCTGGCTACAACTATTTTCTTAGCCGCTGGTTTCTTGGCCGCTACCTTACGGGCTGGTCGTTTCTTAGGAGCTGCTGGCTTGGCCTCTTGCTTATCAATCTCAGCCCAAAGTGTATCCATATCTACCTTATAAAATTTATGGTAGTTAAACTTAGCTAGTATCCAATCAATTACAAACATTAATTTTTTCCCTTTCCTGTTCAAGTAATGGTACGTCTTGCCATTTGCTTTGATAGCCTTGTGTAATGTTTATATAACGCACTTGCAATTTGGCATTGCCATAAATCGCTTTTAATATACGAAACTCAGGCGTTGAATTTGGGTACGTCATTGCTTTCCTTCTTGAAATACATTTACAAATACCGTGCTATCTTCTAATGCTTCTATTTCATGCCATTCGCCAGCAGGTAAATTAAGCGGCTTGCTATTTTTATTAATGGTGTGCGTTCGCCCTTCAAGACTAATTAAACATGATCCCGAGTTACACATAGTTGCATGAGAATAAGTATGAATATGCTTTGGCAGCCCCTCACCAATATTTGCGTGAAAAACATTTACTCTAGTATTGCTATAAGTAAACGAATGTTTTGGGGCTACTCCAATCATGCTTGCTCAGTTCCTTCTGTAATTGGTTGCTGTAAATCAATCTCTGGAATCGGTGGAGCTTCGGGTGGTACATATTCCGCAATTAAACCATATACTCCCGCATTTCCTTTAGACCAAATTTCTTGGATGTGTGCATACGAATCAGTTTCGTTTACCCCTGTTGGGTGTTCTTCGTTAAATTCTTCGTACTTAACAACGCATGAAAAAATAGTGTGCTCCGCATTGCACCACTCCAAATCTTTTACATATTCAATAGTAAACATTATTTTTCCTTAAGAAACTCTTACTACCATTACTTGACCGTATAATACGGTTGTAGTGTTAGTGCATAAATCGTAAGAAGAATCACCTCTACCGGTTAAACTTACAATGCGCCATGTTCCTGAGACGGTTGAACAACCCAATGGTGCTACGTGCCCCGTATTTCCCAGAACCTTTTGAGTAGGCGTAGCATTTTCTGAGCCTACATTAGAACCAACACTTGTGTAAACGCTAGTGCTTGAAAATTGTGATGTTATTAGGCCCACAGATGCTTGATACGTTGCAGTTGTTGGGTAATAAAGAATAGAGCCTGATACAGTGTCGTTTGTTTTAAATGTTGATGTACTAAAAAGAAGTAAGGTTGCTGTATTACCAATATTGCCAAATGTTGTATTGGTAATATTTCCTGTTTGTCCATTAAGAGATGTAACACCGCCTGATATTGCGGCAGAAGTCCAAGTAGATCCATTAGAAGTTAAAACATTTCCTGAGGTGCCTGGTGCTACTGCTTGAATTGATGAAGTTCCGTTACCTAATAAGACATTTCCAGCAGATAAACTAGTCGCCCCTGTGCCTCCTTGTCCAATAGATAAAGCGGTAGTTAAACCAGATAAAGCTGTTATATCTGAGTTAGATCCTTTCAATGCAAACGGAGCAGCTGCCGCGGTTGATGCGCCCGTGCCGCCATCAGCAATAGCTAAATCTGTAATTCCAGTAATTGTACCGCCAGTAATTGCTACATTGTTACTGTTTTGGTCTCCCATAGTTCCTGGAGATACATTTGTTCCTGATACCGCTACTGGGTTTCCATCCCCATTAAAGCCTAAATATTTATTTGCTCTACTTGCTTTAGCAGGCAATGTCATTGCAATATCAGTAGGATCCGTTACTGGCGCCTTGAGGCCGCGCTCTGCGGTCTCGGCTACCTGCTGAATAAAAATGGTCTGGTTATCCAGCTCATCGTTTAGTGTGTTAGCAAACAGATCGCCGCCTGTGGTAAAGTCAGTAGTGCGCTGGATATTCTTAGCGCCGACAATCGTAATGTTGCTGGTGCCAGCTGTAGCCACTAGCGTTACAGAGCCTGTGCCGTTAGCGTTAATCGTAACGGTATAGTCAGTAGTCAAGGTCAGCAATGTGCTGGCTTTGTATACTGCGATATCGGTTTGGCTTAGAATCTCAAAAGTAAACGAATAAGGGCCTGTGCCTGATGCGGCATAGACCACTCTGCGGGGTACATTGGATATCGCGTAATCTGCCATAATCTTTCCTTAACTTAGTCTGAATCTATCTGATTTTGCTAAAAAAATC